GTTTGCCCCGCACCTCACCGTAGCCGTCGCTTACGCCAAAAACCGTAAGAAGGCTTTCGAGAGCGGCGCGCAAGTTGTCATCACCAATCATGACGCTGTGAAGTGGATCGTGAAGAACGAAGCAGTGCTCACGGGCTTCAACACCCTTTGCATTGACGAGTTCACAGCGTTCAAGAACAAAGACAGCCAGCGCAGCAAAGCAGCGCTTAAGATCTCTAAGCACTTCGACGTGCGCATCGCTATGTCCGGCACGCCAAACAGCAACACCATCCTCGATATCTGGCACCCGACCTTGATCGTGGATGACGGACAACGGCTCGGGCACCGCTTTTATAGTTTCCGTGCCAGCGTATGCACCAGCCGCTTCAACGGTTTCGCTAACGAGTGGACCGATAAGCCCGATGCGCAAGACATGGTTGCCGCGGCGATCCACGACATCAATATTCGCTACACGCTTGAAGAGTGTATCGACATGCCTGAGCAGGTTGTGTCGCTACGCTCCGTCAAGCTACCGCCCGCGATCTATCAAAAGTACCAAGAGCTCGCAGAAGATTCCGTCCTGCTAACAAATCAGGGTGTGATCAACGCAGTTCACGCTGGGGCTAAGGTAAAGAAGCTGCTCCAGCTATGCACCGGCGCTGTCTACGATGAAGACGGCAAGGCTCAAGGCATCCACGAAGAGCGCTACAACTTAGTCATGCAGCTCGTAGAAGAGCGCAAGCACAGCCTCGTAGCCTTCAACTGGCGCCACGAACGCGAATACATGACTAAGCTTGCCGACAAGTTAGGCATCAGCTACGAAGTCATCGACGGCGATACGCCTAGCCATAAGCGCAAAGACATCGTTGACCGCATGCAAGCCGGTCAGCTAAAGGTAGTGTTCGCCCATCCGCAGTCCGCGGGCCACGGGCTAACGCTCACCAAAGCCACCACGATTATCTGGGCTAGCCCGACCTACAACGCCGAGCACTACCAGCAGTTCAACCGGCGTATTTACCGGGCAGGCCAGACACAGCGCACGGAAATTGTCCGTATCGCTGCAGAGAACACCTGGGAAGAAGAGGTGTACGACCGTCTCGACGGTAAGCTTGGACGCATGGAGGAACTCCTGACCGTCCTATCCACAATGTCCGACTACAGAGATTCACAATGAACATCAATCAACTGATCGAAAAACGAGCACAGCTCAAGCAAGAGCAAGACGAGCTAAACCGACAGCTCAAAGAATTGCGGGCTGCACAAGACGAAATCGATGTGCAGCTCCTACAGAAGATGGATGCAGAAGGTCTTAGCAGGACTGCTAACGAAAAGGCCTCTGTGTCGATCAACGAGGAAACTGTCCCTGACGTCACGGATTGGGACGCTGTCTATGACCATGTGGTCGCGACAAAGGACTTTAGCCTCATGCACCGGCGGATCAGTTCGACCGCCTACCGTGAGCTGTTAAAGCTCGGGCAAGGAGTGCCCGGGCTTGCACCTCGCATCGTTCGTAAAATCAACTTTCGTTCTCTCTAATTAGGAAATGACAATGGCTAAAGCACTAGCACTCGTAGCAAACGACCTTCCCGCTCACGTTCAAAACGGCTCCGGCCTTGGTAACGAGAACGTCGGAAACAACGTGACGATCCCGCGGATCAAGCTGCTTCAGAAGATGTCTGATGAAGTGGACAAATACAGCGAGAAGCACGTTGAAGGCGCAGAGCCTGGGCAATTCATCAACAGCCTCACGAGTCACCTCTACGGTGAAGAAATGTACGTCATCAGCCTGCTCTTCAAGAACGAGCACGTTGTGTGGCGCAAGCGTGACGCTGGCGGTGGCCTTCTCGGTGCCTTTGGCAGCTACGAGGAAGCGCAGGACGCGATCAATCAGCAAGAGAAGCCTCAGGATTACGACATCACTGAGACCCACTCTCACATTCTGCTGATTAAAGATCCCGAGACTGGTGAACTCGACCGTACGCCCGTTATCATGGACTTCTCTAGCTCCAAGCTCCGGGTCTCCCGTAGCTGGAACAGCCAGATTGGTCTCAAGGGTGGCGACCGGTTCTCCGGTCTTTGGAAGCTGTCCTCTGTTTCCGTTACCAACAAGGCCGGGGCTCAGTTCATGAACCTCGACGTTGACTGGGTTGGCTGGGTCACGGACGAAGACTACGAGTACGCAAAGTCTGTCTATGAGCACCACTCTAACCGCTAAGCAGCACTCGTGAACGAGCACAGCTTTATCAAAGCTGTGCATCGTTATCTTCCATCGGAGCTTTTCCGATGGAAGATTCACGATACGTACGCTGGTGGGGTACCGGACGCTTTCTATCTGGGCCCTGCCAGCGCACTTTTCATTGAGTATAAGTACGTCAAAAAACTCCCCGCACGACCCACCACCATCCTCCGCACTTCCCTATCTAAGCAGCAAGAGCTGTGGCTCAACCGTCTGCACGACTGCAGTTTCCCCGGTTGGTACGTCATCGGCGCCGAAGACCGCTGTATAATCGTAAAAGATACGCAACGCGTAATTACCACCGCACGCTTCTTACGCGACTGTATTTCTTTCAAAGAAGTAGCGTGCCAGATCTATGCCTTTGTACAAGGAGAGGGGAATGAACTACTACGGGAACATGAAGGACTCACTACGCCGCGTAGCAGCTTATCAGCAGGTGGAGATTACTAATCTGCCTAATTACTTCGCTGACGCTTACTGTGTCACGGTCCGTGAACGCAACAGCAAAGGTGCGCTGGTGCGCAAAAGCGACGTTGTAGAAATCAAGCACGACGGGCAGTTAAACGCGGTAATCAATCGCCTCATGAAAGAGGCGATCCATTCTAGAGAAAAGTCGACTTACGTCTCAGGTAACTGAAGTTCTTTTTCTAAGTACTTTGCAACTTCAGCAGTAGGGAACAAATACCGCTTGCCGCTCTTCACAAAGGGGAGCGCAAGCTTTTTGTTATAAATCTGATTGTAGAGCGTAGTACGTTTAACCCGCATCAAATCTGCTAAGTCGACTATGTCCATAAACAAGCCGTACTTATCATCCATCGATTTACTCAAATTCACGTGCTTCCTCCTGAAGGCGCGCTAAATACCACTGTGCTTTGGCAAGGTCTTCCTGGGGCTTGCCCTTGTACATGTAGCGCCAAAGGTACTTAAGGGTGTTCCCCTTTAGGTATCCACAAAACTCAGGAAGCGTCATGCTTGCTTTGATAGCATCAATGCACTCAATCCCGCCGCTGTTGTAATGCGGAGGGCTGTTTACCGGATCGTCCATAATCTTCACTTACGTTGCTAAAAGGCAACGTAATTATGTATTACTTCTTTTTGTTTGTGTATCCCTTAGCAGGCTTTTTCTTCTCCATGCGCGATTTTTTCGGCGGCGCATTGAGGTAACACTGCTTGCCTTTATGCATCTTACTTCTCCTTGTCTGGCTTCATAGAAGACACACTTCTAAGCTCTGGAATAGTGTCATCCACCACGTACCTAAAAGCGCGTCGCACCCTTGCTAGCTGAACGGGATCATCAGACAGCACGACTAGAGTCATGCTAACCGTGCCGTCTTCATCCTCGTCCGACTCCTCCCACTCGATACGATTCATAAAATCGTCCTCAGCCGGGTTCACTAGGCCACACTACGTCTTCTAAACTTAACAACGGACCTTGAATCGTTGATGGCAGATCACGAAGCGCCTGCCGATAAACCATCCACTCCTGCTTTTGGGCCTCGGACAACGGAGAGTCGGCCACGACCCGCCAGTCACAAGCCGCTAGCTTTTGATCACGAACCGCCCTAAGCAGGGGCATATTCTCCGCATCAATCTCCGCGGGGCCCTTTACTCGTGGAGTAAGGGACAGCGTGCCAAGGTCCACGGTCCATTCTTGAGGGTTCAGTTCTTCTTCGATCAGCAGGTAGCCGATGGCCTCTGAGTTTTCCGGGGCAGGAGCCTTGCTTGACTGCTTACGGAGCCCAAGACCGTGCCCCGTAGCCAAATCGTACTTAAGATAAATCATCGCTGGATACCAAGTAGGATGATGTACGCCTCATAGAGCGGCGAGTTAAACGCGCTCCACTCCATGTAATACGTGTACGTGCCAGCTGTCTTAGAGCGGCGAATAGCACCACCTATAAAACCGCCGGTGCTGAGCGCCTGAGGAGTGCCGCCCATGCTAAAGATAGTAGTGCTGCCTTCTTTGATACGTACGAGCATGTCACCGGCGCCGCTGGACTGGCCAAGAAAACGCACGCCCCACAGGACAAGAACTTCTGTGGTGACACTTAGCGTAATAGACGGATTAGGAAGGCCGTTCAGGTAGGTCCTAACCGTAGGCCAAGACGACGCGATGGTTCCGCTAAAAGTGTCGGCGACCGGTACGATAACTGACTCCCCAGCAAGCTGAAGAGTATCAATCTGCGCGTTACCGATCTTAGCCCCGGTAATCGTAGCGTCTAGAATCTTAGCGTTAGTGACGGCAGCACTGCCGATCTTAGCGTTCGTTATCTCACCGTCGATAATTTTAGCGCCGGTAATAGTGGCGTTATCAATTTTTGCCCCGGTAACGGCGAGGTTTGCAATCTTCGCATTGTCTATCGCCGCGTTACCGATCTTAGCGTTAGCAATTGCTCCATTGCGGATATACGCCTCGGAGATATAAACGCCCGTCGGCACAGAAACGCCGTTTAAAGTCGTCGGCGTTGTTTGGACGATAAAAGGGATTATCTCAGTAAGACCGCTAGGCGAACCAATTGCGAACCGATCTGCGTTCACGATGAACTCAGAAGTAGGCGTAGCCCCAGTAGTTGTAGACGCAAGGCCGAAACCAGACACGTAGCCG